TTGGGCGGACAGGTCCAGTGCGCCCTTCGTGTTGAGGAGAGACTTCTGTAGGTCATCGAGACGCTCGGACGCAGACTTCGACCCCGATGCGAAGTGAGCGATCAACGGGATCGCCACACCCACGGCCAAGCCGAGCGGCCCCATAGCCCCAGCGAACTTCCCGACCTTACCTGCGAGCCCGGCAACACTCTTCGAAGCCCCAGCGGACGAGGCGCCGAGCCCCCCGATTGCCGAGATGCCGCGACTAGCCTTGATGCTAGCGACGGCGGTCGCCACCAACCCCGCCGCCTTAGACAGGCCGCCGAGCGCTATCGCCGCCGGACCAGCCGCCGCCGAGATCGCCAGAATGATACCCGAGAGCTTCAAGATCTCAGGATTCACCTGAGCGATCCCACGAAGAAGTTCCGTCAACCCCCGAACAATCGACTCCAACATGTCAGCCAGCCCCGACTCCATGAAGGCAATCTGAAGCTCCTGCCACGCACTCTTCAACTCAAGGAACGCACCCTGCAAAGTGTCGAGCTGCTCGTCAGCGATCGTCTGCGCAAGGCCGCCGGAATTCTCCAGTTCGGTCGTCATCTCCTTCAGCGCCGCTGAACCCTGGTTCACGAGCGCCGTGAAACCTGGACCGGCACGCAGACCGAAGATCGTCATAGCGTCCGAAGCGTTCAGGCCCACCTTCTCGAACTGGCCAACGATGTCGGTGAGAGACCGCATGTTGCCAGAGCTATCGGTGACCGAGATACCGAGCCGATCCAGCGCCTCCTTAGCTTTGTCTGAGGGATTGAGTAGCTTCGTGATCGAGCCCCTGAGAGCGGTACCACCCAACGTGGCCTGGATGCCAGCGTTACCGAGCAGACCAAGAGCGGCCGAAGTCTCCGTGAACGAGATACCGGCCGCTGAAGCGATCGGCGCCACGAACTTCATACCCTGAGCCAACTGCGTCAGCGAAGTGTTCGAACCAGCGAAGGTCGCCGTCAACTCGTCCACGACTCGCGGAAGCTCTTCGACGCTCATACCGAAAGCCGTCATAATGTTCGTGGCAATATCCGACGCTTCAGCTAGATCAATGGCGCCCGCCGTAGCGAGAGTCAGAGTGGACTCAATGGAGCCCAGCACCTGGTCGGCGTCCAGACCAGCCATCGCCAGCTTCTGCATACCCTCAGCGGCCTGGGTGGCCGTGAACGGCATCGTGGCACCCAACTCGCGAGCCTTGTCATTCATGCGAGTAAAGGTCTCTGCTGCGGCGTCACCCTCGACGCCCACAACTCCAGCGAGCACACCGGCACGAGTCATAGCGAACTCGAAGTCCGCTGCCGCCCTCACAGCCTGCGTACCCATCACGCCGATCGGAAGCGTGATATTGCGCGACAACTGCTTGCCGGTCTTGATCATCTGGTTGCCCAGCTGATCAAGCGCGCCGGAGGCGGCGCCGAGACCTGACGTGTCAACACGCGTCACAATCCGTTGAACTACGTCAGGAAGTCGAATCGCCATAGCTATAGATTGCCAGAAATATCAGGTCGAAACGCCGACCCCCGCCCCTGACATGAGCGATAGAAAGTCCTTAGCTCCACCACGCTTAGGGATCAAACCAGCACCATCAAACACTAGCATGATCTGAGCGACACTGAGATCAAAGAACTCTTCATACGGGCGCTTCAAACTACCCGTCCAAACTGTCAACCATTGGTCCCAGGGAGCCCATCTTGGATCTTCTCCAGGCCCTGCAGAGCCTTCTCCATCTGCTCCACCGCTGCGTCGTTTTCCTGAACCAGAATCGAGATCCCGGCGTCGTTGGCGCGCTTGGCGGCGACGAGAGCGGCTTCGCTGGACTCCAGGAGCCGCTGGATCTGAAAAGGGTCGACACCCTGTGCCAGCTGGATGGCGCCCGTGATAGCGATGAAGTAATACTCCATACGGTTCGTCAGCAGTCGCTCCGCCACCCACGACTCCTTCTCACCGAGACACAACGACAACGCCTTGATGACCGTGACGAACGGCTCACGCTTGCCACGTTCCTCGAACGCCTCCGCCCCGTAGAACACACGCTCCTCCGAAACGGTAGCGCCCGTCGGACGAGTGCGCGACTGCAGCGAAGTCTCACCAGACGTGGGATCAGTGACAAGCTCCTGCTTCGTGACAAGCTCAGGTACAGACTCACGCACCGTGTACCCCGAGAACTCAGACTCAATGCCCATCATCGTGGCAGCCGTCATACGGACAGCCCGGAACTCGACTCGAATCTCCCCGTCAGCATCAAAGCTGGGAGAGCCAGACTCGTCAAGAATCTGAAGAGGCACAGGAACTCCCTCGTTCTGGAGAACCTTAGCGGTGAAGTCGATATCAAGATTGCTGGACATAACACATCCCTGCTCGAAGAACTGTAAGACAGTACCACGAACGCGAGGAGAGAGGCGGCCATCGCCGCCCCTCTCCTCTCAATTCGAGGTCTCAGTTGTCTGGACCAAGCCCTACCTACAGGGTGGTGCTGTTCTCGTGGAGCGTGATCTTGCCGATCGGAGTCGACGCATGCTGCGGCGAGAAAGCGGTCAGGTCGAACGTCGGCTGACCGAACGAGTCGCTGACCTGGCTCAGAAGCGAACCGCCAGAGACACGGCACACGTAGAGATCAACGTGAACGTCGCCCACGTCGTCGCTGGTGTCCAGGATCTGGAACGAAGCGGCGAACTTGGGAAGCTCGTCGGTGTCCAGGTTCATCTCCTGGTCGTTGCCGGAAGCGGTCAGAGTCTGACCCATGATGACCTCAAGCACGTCAAGGCTGAGCTTGCCGTAGGTCGCCGACACGTTGAAGCGGTCTGCACGGCTCTTGAAGCCAATGATCTGACCGCCGTCGCCCTTGATCTCGTTCGAAACGATGTTCGGATCGAGGCTCACAGACGAGATGCCGGGGACGTCGACAGCCGTACCGAGCACGGGCGAGGCGCCCGAAGCGTCAGTCACGGTGTAGACCTTGAAGTCCTCAACGTCAAATACGAGAGTTTCGGTGTTTGCAGGCACTTGGGAGACCTCCTGATGGTGCCGTTGGTTTCAATCTTACACGTTGTTGGCCACTGGAACGGAGAATGTCCAGGCATGCTGAGCATAGCCGCCTTCTCGTTCCTCCAATCGGAAGCCAAACTCAAAGATTACATGCCCGTAGCCCGCCTCGGTGATCTTTAGACCATCCAAAGCAGCCAACAAAGCATCAGCAACCGAATCGTCCTCGGCTCCAACTTCCTGCCAAAGAGAAACCTGAAACTGTCGACGAGTAGCCATCGTCGCAGAGTCACCCGCCAAGATCGGCGACCGCCCAAACTCCCTGGTCAAACGCACATACGGCGCCACAGCATCCGTCGGAACCATCGACTCCCCACCAGAAGCCGGAGTCGAATAGACCTCCGTGATCCCAGAAACGCCACGAATGGCCGTCACGACCTCGCTCACGAAAGACATCAGAAACTCCTCATACCGGCGGCACGCGCACGCTGCGCAACCGTGACACCACCAACAATCTTCGCCCCAAGACTATCTCGCGCCGACCTGATAGCGGGGCGGACATGCGGACGAGGGGCCATATTCTTCGTTCCGAACTCCAAATACTCCCAGTACTCGGCGTCCTCGTTCGTGATATTCAAGTGCGACTCATTGCGGCTGCCCTTGATTACCTCCCAATCGTAACCTCGCTGAAGAGTCCCGGTCCTACGATGAGGAGCAGTCCCCGGATCAGATGCCGGAGGGTAAGGAGTGTCCACCATCTCCACAATCCGAGCCACCGCCTCTTCGCCCACCTCGTCCAAGGCCTTCATCACGCCGCCGGGGATAACCTCCGCAAGCGCACGAATGTTGTTGTACGCCCTCGACAGCGCAGCCATATTCGCACGCTGCACAGACTGAGGAGTGTGTTGACCAGCCATCGCTTTACTCCGAAGCCAAGCTGTGACAAAGCACCCGGACATGCAGAGGGTTCGGACGGACACCTCGAACCTTGTAGCGGCCATCCAACAAACCGTTCGGGGTAGTGCAGGAAACCTCAAGCTC